AAGATTTTATTCTGTCTTGCCAGGTATGGACAAGTCAGAGTTTGACAAACACATGAAGAGAGTTAGGAAACTTGCTAGAAGTTTAAATCCTGATAAGAAGAAAAAGATAAGTTGGTGGGCATAATGAAACGAGATTGTTTTTATGAAGCAAAAGTTACTACAAAAAATAAAACAGAAACTTATCACTTTGGTTATATGCCTTACAAAATGATCATGAAAGATGTAAAACAATTTTATAAAGACGGCGCCGATGCTGTGGAATTAAAACAAATAACAAAAAAATATTTTGACAAATTAATGGAGCCATACACGTCATGAAAACAATAAATTTAGGCAAACCAGAAATACAAGAAATCCCATGGGAGCCTTACACAGGCGAAACTATTGTTACTAATATCACAATAAAGCAAGGCAAAAAAGTTAAAAATACTGCATACATGGAAGATAGAGTAAAAGCAAAACCTAGAGGTAATGCGTACATCATCGGAAACGGACCTTCGAGGAAAGGGTTTGATCTTACAACTTTGAAAGAGACCGGACAGACTTATGGCTGTAATGCACTGTATAGAGATTTTATTCCTGACTATATTTTTAGTGTTGATACTAAAATGACTGTAAAAATGATTGAAGATAAGGTATACGAAAAATGTATTCACTATGCTCCTAGTTTAGAAGTAAACAGAGCACACGGCAAAGGTAAATTGCATTTGATTCCAAACAATCCGCATTGGATATCAGGAAATGCGGCCTTTTGGACAGCAGGAGTTCACGGCCACAAAGATATGTATTTGTTAGGATTTGATTTTAGAGAGTACGGAAAGAATCAACTTAACAACATATACCAAGACACCGAGTGTTATGGAAAACGTAATGAAGACAAAATATTTGAGGGTTGGTACAAACAGTTTAGGGATCATTTAAAAATGCGTCCTTACATAAACTTCACAGTAGTGCATGACGATCCACCTGATTATCTACATCATATGCAGACAGGAACCGATCTAGGTAACAGTAGGTTAATGACTTATAAAAGATTTAACGATATAATCTTAGGCCGACCTTAGAAAATTTTTCTCTAAAGGCGTAAAAATTTTCATTGTGATTTGAGTAAGGATCTTTCATCACAGACATCTGATATAGGTGTACCATTTCATGTGCCAATGTCTCTATGAAATCTTTCCACGTAGGAAACTTACAATGCAATTCAATGTAATGATATACTTCGGTTTTTTGGAATGGTATAATTCTTTGGTTGAACGTTCCTTTTCTGCATTTTCTATTATCCCAATCGGCCACACATCTTCCCCAATCATGATGTAATTTTTTGATTCTAATTTCTACTCCATGCAGTCTATTACCAAATAACAGTTTGTTAAGTCTACTGAACCAAATATTAGCAACATAAGGAGTAGGTTTATACCATACAACATTTTCCTTAAGAGCAAGTGATCTAGCGAACTGCTTCTTAAGTGATTTTCGCTGGTTATGTGACTTCTTTTTCATAGGTTGACCTTTTTACCATTTCTGTTATAATTGAATTATATACTATTAATTATCTAAAATTATGCCAGAAATAACAGAGTCTAAAATGCCAAAAACAGTAAACGAAGCACTCAAAATACTAGCATATAATGAATTTTTTTGGGATAATATAGGTGCATATAAATCTAGACCCAAAGTTTACACACATCCTAAGGACAGACAAACAGTACACAGTCTTGCTGATGCACAATATCCATGGACTGAAAAACAGGCCAAACTTGCAGTTATTTTATTGAAAAGATATGCTTGTGGCTTTGAGAGGCACAGCATTGATATTCGTTCTTTACTGGATACACCTGTTTTTGATCATCCTTTCAGAAAAATTGATTGGGATAAATCAATTGAAAAATATGAGGACGACAACGGTGAATGGATAGAACTTAAATTTCCTTACAACAAAAAAATAATTTCATTAATAAGAGTTTTAAAAGACAAAAAAGGACTGCCTTCAGGCACTTGTAGATATGATGGAGAGTCAAAAAAATGGACAATAAAGGCCACTGATGTTACTTGTTACTATTGTACTTTGATTGCTGTTAGATATGATTTTAAATTTAGCGATCAAACTTTAATTGATCTATTTTATGAAATAAGAAAAGAAAAAAACAGTTTCAAAAAACCAGTGGCGGTATTTGCTGACAATAGTATTGCTATACAAAATGCTCCAGAATCATTGCAAGAGTATTGGAATGGTGTAGAAAAAGATTTAATTAGATCGGTAGATAAGTTAAAATCTGTTGGATTAGCAGTGCCTAAGATACCGGCAAAAGGTTGGAACGAAGGAATGTGTCCTTTAACTTACAAAGTAGCAACCAGTCATAGTACATATATGTGGATTGACAGCAACGTTTATAGTCGTGATAGCATAGTAAGAATGTTAGACGATTTAGATAGTTGGCCTATAATTATGCCTGTGAGTGGTGAATTGGATTCTCGAGATACTGTTGAAGAAATTTGGAACTGGATTAAAACGTTTGAAGCCAACGGCGTAGATATTTACAAACAGATATCATGGGGTTTTGATGCTGATAGACGTGAAGGCAATTTAGGAGAATGGGTAAATGATATGAGAGCGGACAGAGACCTTAAAGACAAGATTCATGAGATCATACAGATGTCAAAACAGTTTAAGTATATTGACCAGAATACCAAAGTTTACTTTATGAGAAACAAAATTACAAGGACACAAATAAGATCAAAGTTTGAACCTAAAACAGCAATCATGGATATAGGTGGTGGTTATTGGTCAAGCGGTGGCGGTAATTTGAAAATCTTTCTTGATAATTTGCCTAAGAAGTTGTATTATACTAGTAATAGACCCATGAGGTTTGATAATACAAAGGCAATTATTAAAGTATGAGTTCATGTAAATTGGTAATCAAAGACGAAGTCAATGTGAAATTTGAGAATTTAGATCTCAAATGGAGGCAACGTTTACACAACAAATTCAAATATCAAGTACCATATGCGTTTCACTTACCTGCGGTCAAGTTGGGTAGATGGGATGGCAAGATTGCTTTTTTTGGTCTTGGCGGCACAACATATCTAAGTTTAGTCGAACAAATATTACCCATACTGGAAGATGGCGGTGTTTATGTAGAACTAGAAGATAAAAGAACTAAACACGACTTTGAATTTAAAGCAATCAATAAAAATTTTCTTTCAAATATAAATTGGCCGGAGAATCATCCATGTGCAGGACAACCTATCGAGTTACGTGATTATCAAGTTGAAACAATTAATAAGTTTATTGAAGCACCGCAATCTATTCAAGAGATTGCCACAGGTGCAGGTAAAACTATTATTACAGCGGCATTGTGCCAATTGGTCGAACCATATGGACGTACAATCACAATAGTTCCAAACAAAAGTCTTGTTACACAAACCGAAGAAGACTTTCTTGCTTGTAATTTAGATACAGGAGTATACTATGGAGATAGAAAAGAAATCGGTCGATACAATACTATTGCAACTTGGCAATCACTTAACGTGCTTGACAAAAAAGCAAAAGACGAACACACAACAGAGTTTAAAGAATTTATTCAAGGAATTAATACTGTAATTATTGACGAGGTGCATATGGCCAAAGCGGATGTGTTGAAAAGATTACTTACAGGTCCTTTTGCACATTGTGGCATACGTTGGGGACTTACCGGAACGGTGCCAAAAGCAGATTACGAATTTATGGGAATAAAGGTATCTATAGGAGAAGTAACAAATAGGATTCCTGCAAAAGAATTGCAAGACAAAGGTGTACTTGCAAATTGTCATGTTAATGTTCTGCAAACACAAGACCATCCAGAATTTAAAACTTATCAAGAAGAATTAAAATGGCTTACAACAGACAATACAAGAATGACTTGGATTGCTAAAACAATAGATACCATAGCAAGTTCAGGAAATACTTTGATACTTGTTGACAGAATATCTGCGGGACAGTTATTAGAAAAGAAAATAAAAGATTCAGTGTTTATATCCGGAGCAACAAAAACAGAGGACAGGAAGGAACATTACGATGAAGTATCTACTGCAAAAAGTAAAATTATTATTGCAACATACGGAGTGGCTAGTGTTGGTATTAACATTCCTCGTATTTTTAATTTGGTTTTACTTGAGCCTGGCAAAAGTTTTGTCCGTGTAATTCAAAGTATAGGTAGAGGAATACGTAAAGCACAGGACAAAGATCATGTACAAATTTGGGATATAACTAGCAGTTGTAAGTTTGCAAAAAGACACCTTACACAAAGAAAAAAGTTTTACAAAGAGGCAAATTATCCTTATAATATAGAGAAAATAGATTATGAAAATCCTTACACTAGATAACGCATCTTATACATTAGAAAAGATTCCAGAATACGTGGATGAAAAATTACGGTTTGCCGTGTTAGACAACTCAAATCCTGAAGAGCCTGACTTTTTTTACATACCATTAATATTTCTTGAAAGTTTTAATGCACCTGCGGCAGTTCTTACAATAGGAGAACATAAAATAAAAATGCCATTGGATTGGAAGATGCTTATAGGTGAATGGGGACAACAAGAAATGCACGTACTACCAATAACAAGTTTAAACGATAGAGGCTTCGATGCATTTACATTTAATCCTTTATCGAGCCATAAACCTGAATTTTTCCCAATTGATATTGTTGACATATACACAGAAGTGAAATGGTATTTTCCTAAAATTAAATCGGGTCAACTACTTGCTGTGCCTTTAAGCGATGGACCTAAACCAACGTGTGCTTATTTTGTTAAAGACATTTCAAGACAATGTGAACAAGTGGATTATGGCTCTTGCTGGTAAAAAAACTGTTAGGTTGAAAGCACCAATAATGAAAATAGAGGGTGCTTATGTTTGGATGGACAAAGATTGGCCAGTTAAATTTTTTGATTGGTTGGTAAAAGAAAAGTTGAATAAAAAACTTTCCGGTATGACACAAATGAATAATAAGTTAAAATTACATTTTGTTGATGCCAAGAGTGCAACATTATTTGGATTAAAGTATGACGAAGCGAAAATTTTTCGAACTTAAAAGTGGACTACAAGCAGTAGACTATCGTAACAAAGATTATTATGACAGAATAGATGATCATGAAAAATCATTATATTCTCCATTTATGTTGATGAGATATGCTTCAAGCATAGCGAACAAAGATCCATTTTTTGTTGAACATTACATAGAAATGGTCAACGAATGCGTTAATAAACATTTGTTCACATTATCAAGCAAACACAAAAAACTTTGTTGGATACTTACTGCGATGTGTGGCACAGAGACAAGACAATTTCATCCATGGATAAAGCCAATGAAAAAGGTTGCTAACAAGTCTATGAAACAATTGATGCAACTATATCCAAACATGAAAGAGTCAGATTTAGAAGTACTGGATAAAATTATTACGGATGGGGAACTAGAGGAGTTAATGGAGTCACATGGAATCAATTAAATTTAAGTGTCCATACTGTGGCAAAGAGTTTACTAGAGAAAGAACATTACAAGTTCATATGTGTGAACCAAAAAGAAGATACCTACAAAAAAATGAGAAATGGGTACAAAATGCTTTCATGGTGTTCCAAAGGTTTTATGAAATACATCAAAAAAATCATAAACCAAAAACTTATGAACAGTTTTGTGATTCACCGTACTACAATGCATTTGTAAAATTTGGTAGATACATAATGCACATCAACCCATTATATCCTGAAAAATATATAGACTTTGTTATATTGTCGCAAGTGAAACTTGACCATTGGGCAAATGATACAATGTATGAAACTTATCTCATAGACACACTTAAAAGAGAACCGGTCGAAGCCGCATTGAGAAGATCGATAGCAACAATGATGGATTGGGCAGAAGAACAACACGCACAATGGAGCGATTACTTTAGACTTGCAAATACGACACGTGTTGTAGCACACATACAGCAGGGAAAAATGTCTCCATGGTTAATACTTGGTTGCTCTGCAGGAAAAAAAATGCTACAATCATTTAGTGATGAACAATTACAAATGGCACAAAAATTTATAATTCCGGAGTTTTGGGCAAGTAAATTTAAAAGTTATCCAGCAGATTATTTGTTTGTACAGGAAACAGCCAAGGAGGCAAAAATTGAGTAGGATTGAAAGTGAAATAGCAGACGGAATGCAAATTGAACCAGGCGACTGTATTGTTGTAATTAAAAAAGATGGAAGTGTTGGTAAGGTGGTTATGCCGGAAATGACTGCAAATATGACTAATTCGTTAGCCTATAAAAAACTACTTGATGTTTTAGATTTATTGCAACCGGGTGCCAGAAAAGATTTTATAAATTATAATAAAAGGAAAATGCATTAATGCCTGATGTTGATATAGACTTTTTTGATAGAGATGGAGTATTGAAATTATTCAAACATACTCCTGCTTCTATTATCAAAGATGACAAAGTTGAAAAACATAAAACAGGTGTGTACTTTCATGCAGTTCCTGAACACCCAATTACAGGGCATTCAAGTTTGGATTATAAAAAAGCAGAAGATAGAGGATATTTTAAAATTGATTGCTTGAACGTTAGTATCTATAAAGATATCAAGTCAGAGCAAGAACTTGTAGAATTAATGATAAAAGAGCCTGATTGGGAAATGCTGAAAGATGCAACTATTGTTGATAAACTTTTCCATTTAAATGGACATTTTAATATAGTATCAAAACTAGAACCTAAAAACATCGAACAACTTGCGGCTGTGTTAGCAATAATACGTCCTGCTAAAAGAAACTTGATGCACAAGGATTGGATAGATATACTGAAAGAAGTTTGGGTACGTCCTACAGACGGATCATACTTTTTCAAAAAATCCCATGCTGTTGCTTATGCTCAAGCAATCGTTGTGCAGATGAATTTGATGTCTCGTGCTAAATATAGTTTTGATGCAACATCAAAAAACTAAGAAAAGAAAATCCAAAAAAACTAGTAAAAAAGCCTCCCGTAACAATTCACGTAGCGAATATTATGGATATCAAAAAGATAATCCATTAACCGAATATGTTGAAAGAGTATGTGGGATTAACAGTACACAACGTACTAAAATTAAATAGGTCTTCTTACTAATTGAATAGTTCTTCTTTTTACCCGTTTCTTTGAAATTTCAGACAGTCTTACAGTTGGTCCATGTACTATTTCAACATCTTTAGATGCCAACGAAACAAGTGTTGTTCTAAAATATCTGAATTCACCTTTTAAAAATATGTTTATTGGGATTTTTCTATTGGATTCGTTCCACCAAATTTCTCCACACTTTAAAAACCTCATCTTATCTTGCGGTTGCATGATTCTGCCATAATCATAAAAACTGATCACGTTGTTATCTTGGTTTTGTATAATACCAACAAACTCCAAATCACCCTTTCTTATGAGTGTTAGAAAAGGAAATTTGTCCTTTAGTGTGTTAAAAATTTCATTCATCCTATGTCCATAAATATTGTTAAATATGTACTATGCAAACAATACAAAGGTATTTAATAAACAATTTGGTAATCGCCTACATAAATGGTTATCATGGAAGGAACGACAAAGTGTACGATAGACGTTTAACAGTGTATAGAGGTGTTTTTAACCCTATTACATTTACTTTCAAAAATGAGGACCAAAAACCACAAAACATAGTGGGCAAAACCTATGAATTTAACGTAATAGATACGCAGTCTAAAAAGAGTGTATTGACTAAAACTTTAACAATAAAAGACGACGGTTCAACAACATCTACTAAAGGACAAGCATCAGTAGAAATATCAGATGGAGATTTGTTGAGTTTAGATGCTAAATTTTACAATTATTCTGTTCGAGAAAATAAGGACGATGGAAGTTCGATCGTAACTTATGCCGATACAGGATACAATGCATCTGGTACAATAGAAATCATTGACGGTGCTTATCCAAGTGTTATTGATAGTACATCTATAACAAATTTCACACAATCAGGCGGACCATTGGCAAAAACATCAGGAAATATAAATGCTAAACCAGGACAAAATAACAATAAAGCATTACATACAATCGCGGTTTATACACACGCAGGATTTTCGGGTGCATTGAGAATACAAGGTTCAATGTCTGCTTCACCAGGATCAACCGATTGGTTTGATATTACCACTGATGGTGCTGGTAGTCCTACAAATACTTTTTCCAGTTCAACTGGAGTAAGTTATTTCAACTTTACAGGTGTTTACCACTTTGTAAGATTTAGTTGGAGTAATGACTCTGGTAATACTGGAATCATTGACAAAATACTTTATAGACAGTAAAATATAGGGTATGAACCTGATCCAGTCTACTATCCTGACATCTCTGCCGGGCGGCCGGAAGAAAACTCCTTCTGGGTGGATATCATTCAATGCTCCTTGTTGTGTACACAACGGAGAAACACAAGATAAGAAAAAACGTGGAGGCATAATGACAAGTGCTGACGGAACATTATCTTATCATTGTTTCAACTGTGGCTATAAGGCATCCTATATAATTGGAAGAAAATTAAATTTTAAAATGAGGCAGTTCATGAGTTGGATTGGAATTGCAGATGATACAATTAAAAAATTAGCAATAGAAGCCATGCGTCATGAGGAAGCAGATACTAAAATAGAAAAAAAGAAATTTGTTGCATTTAAAAAGAAAGAACTTCCTAAAAATGCACATAAACTAGAAACGTGGTTAGAGAAATATGTTGCCAAAGATTTGACTGAACCACAATGGAAAAAAATTGATTCACTTTTAAATTATTTAAAACAACGAGGCATAGGTGCTGATTGGTATGACTTCCTATACTCTCCTGTATCTACTTGGGATATCGACAAACGTTTGTTAATCCCATTTTATTGGAAAGGTGATGTTGTCGGCTATACAGGCAGAATATTTGTGGAGTCTGACAAAGTAAAATATTATACCGATGTGCAACCGGGATATGTTTTCAATATGGATGCACAAGACTGGTCTAGAAAATTTGTTATTGTAACTGAAGGACCATTTGATGCTATATCCGTTTCTGGAGTAAGCATACTGGGTTCAGAGGTAAATGACGTACAGCGAGACCTTATAGACGGCTTAAACCGCCAAGTAATTGTTGTTCCAGATAGAGATGCTCCGGGAGAAAAGTTAATTAACCAAGCAGTAGAATTTGGTTGGAATGTTGCTTTTCCGGAATGGGATGAAGGTGTTGACGACGTGGCTGATGCTGTGTTAAAATATGGAAGATTGTTTACAATACAAACTATATTGAATTCAACAGAATCTAATAAGTTAAAAATAGATTTAAAGAGAAAAATGTATGGATAAGAATAGATACGAACTGTATTTAGAAATGGCAAAACAAACACACCAAGATCCTAATACATGGCGTGGCACAAATTTACGTGATCATCATATAGACGCAATCGATGACTTAATAAAGCAACAAGGTATCAAGACCATATTAGATTATGGTTGCGGTAAAGCACATTATCATCAAAAAGATTGGAATGCTACACTATACGATCCAGCGGTACCAGAATACAGCAACGAACCAACAGGTAAATTTGATTTAGTAATTTGTACTGATGTGTTGGAGCATATACCGGAAGAGGACATACCTAGAATTGTACAACAACTAAAAGACCTTACACAAGGTTGGTTGTATATAAGTGTTTGTCCTAGACTTGCTAAACAAAAATTAAAAGTACCAAACTCTAACGAAGAAGTTAATTCTCACGTTTGCGTGAAACCACCTGAATGGTGGAGAGAACAGATACAAGGTGATAAAATAATATTGAAGTTTACGGATTAATATGGAAGAAGAAGTTAAAAAATTAAGAAAAGAAATATCAGACTTGAAAAAAATTATATCTAATTTAGATAAAAAATTATCAAAACATATAGTTTTTATTGAAGAAGTTTATACTCCTTTGCAAAAATCTATAGATAAATTTAAGAGGTTTTTTAAATAATGGCTGAATATACATTCGACGTACAAAAATTATATATTGAAATGATGTTGGCAGATGCTGAATCATTTGCTAGGGCACAAAACATATTCAAGCCTGAATCTTTTGATCGTAAATTGCAACCAATTGCAAAATTTATTAAAGACTATATGGAAGAATATAAGGTAATGCCTGATGTAGAACAGGTTAATGCCAAGCATGAAATAAAATTAAAATCAGCAAAAGATTTAGATCCAAGTCACTTCAATTGGCTGTTGGACGAATTTGAAACGTTTTCAAGACACAAAGCACTAGAACGTGCAATATTACAGTCAGCAGACTTACTAGAAAAAGGAGATTATGCTCCTGTTGAGGATATGGTTAAGGCCGCGGTAAGTGTTGGACTGACGAAAGATCTTGGTACAGACTACTTTGAAGACCCGAAAGGTAGATTGGAGAGACTTAAAAACTCCAATGGACAAGTCAGCACAGGTTGGCCAAACATTGACAAGAAACTGTTCGGTGGATTTAACCGAGGTGAACTAAACATTTTTGCAGGTGGATCAGGCGCAGGTAAAAGTTTATTTTTACAGAATCTTGCAGTGAATTGGGCAACCACTGGCTTGAATACCGTTTACATAAGTTTTGAGTTAAGTGAAGAACTTACTGCGATGAGACTTGATGCCATGATGACTAACATTCCAACTAAAAAAGTATTTCCCGAAATAGATAATGTTGAGATGAAAGTTAAGATGATGGCTAAAAAATCCGGGCAGATGCACATCAAGTATATGCCAAGTGGTAGCACAATTTTGGATATTAAAACTTATATAAAAGAATTAGAACTAAAAACTAAAAAGAAAATTGATTGTATATTGATTGATTATTTGGATTTGATGATGCCAAAAAGCAAACGTATCAGTCCAGCAGACTTGTTTATAAAAGACAAATATGTATCAGAAGAAATAAGAAACTTTGCAGTAGAATCACAAATGTTGTTGGCAACTGCATCACAATTGAATAGAGCAAGTGTAGAAGAAATAGAATTTGATCATTCTCACATAGCAGGAGGTTTATCTAAGATACAAACAGCGGACAACGTAATTGGTATTTTTACAAGTAGAGCAATGAAAGAACGTGGTCGATATCAGATACAATTTATGAAAACTAGAAGTTCAAGCGGTGTTGGACAAAAAGTAGACCTAGAGTTTGATGTTGATAGTTTAAGAATAAGAGATTTAGCAGACGATCCTGAATATAAACAGTTTGACAAACAGAGAAGTACTATATACGATTCATTGAAACAGAAGTCTAAAGTAGTCCCCGACACACCTAAAGATGCAAGACCGGGGGTTCCGGATCCAACCAAAGGAGATACTGTGGGCAAAATTAAAGGCACAGTAGAGGGTGGTAAACTTAGACAACTACTAAATGAGTTGCATTCAGACGAAGATCAATAACCAAAAAATATTACAAAATAATATACGCAGATAAATATGTTTGCTCAAGGCAATAACAGGCAAACATAGGCAATGAAAAAAGATAAAGAACTAAACGACATAACTAGGCTGTACGATAGATTTATTAGGCAATGTCCAGGCACAGAAGAATACACGCAAAGGCTCGCCGAAGAAACTCAAATCATCCTTAGACTACGTTTCGTAGACTACTTCATTCAAATATGTGATATACTAGCAATAACCAGAGACATACCTCATATGACTCGCGGTAGTGCTGGCTCATCACTTGTCTGCTATCTACTTGGCATAACAGACGTAGATCCTGTGCAGTGGGGAATACCCGTGGCACGATTCTTAAATCCAAACAGAGATGACCTACCTGATGTCGATATTGACTTCCCCCATTATCGTCAGGAAGAAGTGATGAATAGAATATTTGATCGATGGCCCGGACGTAGTGCAAGAATATCAAATTACGTGCTCTATCAAGATAAGTCGGCAAGACGTGAAGCGGCAAAACGATTAGGTGCAAAAGGTAATCTCCCTCGCAGGTTTACGTATGAATCTGTTGGTGTTGATCCAACAGAAGCAAAAAGAATAGAACGAAAACTGAAAGGTAAAAAAAGATGTATATCAAAACACTGTGGAGGAATATTAATGTTTTCAAGACAATTGCCAAAATCTTTATTCACGGCAGAAAATCAAATACTATTAGACAAGAACGAAGTGGAGGACCTAGAACATCTGAAAGTGGATGTTTTAGCCAATCGTGGTTTATCGCAACTCATAGAGATAGATCCAACTATGAGATTAACAGACTATCCAGAAGAAGACCGTGCTACCTCGGACCTATTATGCAGAGGAGACGTGCTAGGAGTGACTCAGGCAGAAAGTCCGGCGATGCGAAGACTGTTCAGGGCAATACAACCAAAGAGTAGAAAGGATTGTGTATTTGGTACAGCACTAATAAGACCTGTTGCAATATCCGGACGTAAGAAAGCAACTATGTTCCATGACTGGTCTCAAGAAAGAATGAGTGATACTATTGTATACGAAGACGATGCTATTGACAGAATATCGGAAGTGCTTAACATAGACAAGTATGAAGCAGATATGTATCGCAGAGCATTTGCTAAAAAGAACGAAGAGAAATGCATGGAGTTCATGACAAGATTAGGAAATCATCCACGTAAAGATGAAATAATCACAATGCTAGAATCGTTATCTGGCTTTGGTTTATGTCGTGCTCATGCTGTAAATTTAGGAAGACTAATTTGGGCACTGGCTTATCAGAAAGCACACAATAAAGAAAAATTTTGGCAGGCTTGTTTAAAACACTGTCAAGGATCTTATAGACGTTGGGTTTATAGAACAGAGGCAAAAAGAGTTGGCATAGATGTTATAACTCCTTCTAATTCTGATAAATGGGATACCCCACAATTTCAATATAGGAAATATGGTTGGTGGAGTTCAAGAGAATTTATGCCTGGTGTTTATGTAAAAGAACTTTACATGGATAAAGTTGAATTTGCTGGGTTGGTTGCTAATGGCAGAGTGTTTAGAGGAGACAAAGGTAGATATGTAACATTTTTAACACTTGGTGTGGGTAACGGACAGTACATAGATGTTACAATTAAAAAACCTTTTTCTTATAGTGATCATGACATAGTTTGGGGTCAGGGAACAATTAAACACGTTAACAATTCTGACTACATTGATTGCTACGATTCGGAAGGTTTTAAATTAGAAAAATTTATGCATAACTAATATTACATGAGCAATCTCACAGTAATATTACCAGCCGCGGGAAAGGGAACAAGATTAAATTTACCTTATCCAAAAGAAATTCTTAGACTAGATAAAGACCACGCCCTCATAGATAATTGCTTTAATTTTTTTAGAAACTACGGTAGGAAAGATGTAGAATTTGTTGTGGTTATAAACGAACACAAACCTGAACTACTAACATACCTGGCAAAATACAAAGATAGATTTAACATTTCATTCATATATCAAGATCCAAGCGAACAAGAATACACAGGTGCAATCAAAAGTGCCAAGCCTTTATTTGGGGAATACAATCTTGTATTGTTACCAGACACAATAATGAAACTAAAAGGCAACAATGATTTATACACATTAGTGAAAGAAGCATTGACTGAAACAGGATTTACTTTTTTGTACAAAAAAGAAAACTCAGAAGATGTACTTAAAACCAAAGGTGCTTTGGAAATAAATGGCGAAGGCATGGTTATTAACTATTGCGATAAGCCAAAAAATTATGTACAATACTATAATGCTTTTTGGTGTGCCTTTGCATTTAGAAGAAGAACATTTAACAGTTGTATTGAGTTCATGGAAAAATCAACACTACAACAAAATGTAGATCCAAAGGAAATACAGAACACACCAATATTTGGATCTAAAGCAATAGAAGTCGAAGACTATATTGATTTAGGTACATGGGCAGAGATAAGAAGGTTACTGTTAAGTTATGAAGAAAATAATAAGCGACTGTGATGGAGTACTATTGGATTGGTGTTTTGCTTTCGATGTATGGATGAGAGAGCAAGGTTACGTCAGGCTACCAAACACAGATCAATATTTTGAACAATCAAAAAGATATGGCATACCTGAAGCAGAAGCACTAGAACAGGTGCATAAGTTTAACGAGACAGGTGTGCTGGGGTTCATACCTGCATACAAAGATAGTGTTGAGTACGTTACAAAATTTGCAAATGAAGGTTGGCGTTTTGAAGTTATCACCATGATAGGCAAAGATAAATTTGCCCACAAACTTAGACAAGCAAACCTTAGACATCTGTTTGGAGATGTTTTTGATTATATCTATTGTGCTGGAGATTTTAGAAAACCTAAAAGCGAAATACTAAAAGAAAGATACGAGGGCAAAGATTATATTTGGATTGAGGATAGAGTTGATTATGCTTTACAAGGAGCAGAGATAGGACTTAAAACATTTATAATGGATTGGCCTTATAATAGATCAGAAACAACACTACCGCGTGTAAAAAATTGGAAAGAATTATATGACGCCGCACATTGAAGCAAAGCCGGGTGACTATGCAAAAATAGTATTGATGCCAGGAGATCCATTGAGGGCAAAATGGATTTCAGACAAATATATCGATGACAGTAAACAAGTGAATGGTGTCAGAGGTATGTTAGGATTCACGGGTAATCTAAGTTGGAATGATAAATGGTTTCCGATATCTGTACAAGGTGGCGGAATGGGTATGCCGTCCAACTCAATATATATTCACGAACTTTTTAAATTTTATGGAGTTGAAACTATTATACGTGTTGGTAGTTGTGGTGGAATAGCAGAACACGTTCAAACCGGAGATATAGTTGCGGCAACCACTGCTTCAACAGAATCTCGTAATACAGTTGTGCGAGGAGTACAGTATAGTCCTTCTGCAGACTGGGATCTACTTAAAAAATTTACAGAAGTGTGTCCAACCGCTCATGTTGGAACCATTGTTTCAAATGACGATTTCTATCAACAAGATGAGAATTGGTGGAAGGAACATCAAAAGGTTGCAACGTTGGCTGTTGAGATGGAAACTTATGCATTGTACACAATAGCAAATCAATATAAAAAGAAAGCATTGTCAGTAAACACAGTTTCGGACCATATGCAAAAAACTGGAATGACCAAAGGAGAGATGACCGAAATTGGTTATGTACCGGGAATACAGTTTGAAAACAAAACAATGTCTCCAGAAGAAAGAGAGACAGGTTTTTCAAAAATGGTTGAAGCAATATTTGACACATTAACAAAATGAAAATTTGTATAGCAGTACCAAGCAGAGGGAGAGCGAGAACCTTATGGAAAGGTAAGGATGTAAGTTTACCTGAACGTTTATGCAGAACTGCATTTAATACTGCCAAAGATCCTGACAATGTTATTGTAAAATATTACATTAACGATGACGACGAAAGTTTAGAACAATACAATATAGAGTTCGAACCTTTGTTAAAAAAATATCAAAATAATTTAATTGTTGAAACAGGACCTGATCAAAGCACTGTGCAAAGTTGGAACAAAATTTGTGCAGATGTAGATGCCGACCTTTCTATGATTGCAGGAGACGAAATACAATTTATAACACAAGGCTGGGACGAGAGAATGAGAGATACCAGAAGAGAACATAAGCATGGTGTATATGCAATGAACTTTTGGTTTGACAAATTAAAATATAGCGAAGATTTTAGATATGGTGGTAGCCAACCTGTTGTAACCAGAGAATGGTACAAAGCATTAGGGTGGCACTATCCTCCATATTTTTGGCATTGGTACGTAGACACATACACTATGAAACTAGCAATCAAATCAGGCACTTTAGAATACAGAGACGATATAGATATTCTACAAAAGAAAATAATGGACGATACTGCCATGAGAAGTAGAACAAACAAAATTAAAGAAAGAGACAAATGGGTGTACGAGATATTAGTTAATACTACAATGAATGATGACATTGCCAGAATAAAAAAAGCGATCAATGGGACAAAGTAGGCGTATAAAATCTAAGGGTGAGATCAAAGATATTCTTTTCAAGGAAGTTAACGAATCAAATAAAAAATTGCTAGAAAAAATTATAGACTTGGATCCAATTACACTTGGAGAAAACAAAATTGATTTGTTAGGCACAAGAAAAAAATGGCAACAAGACGTAATTGAATTTGTAACTCTTAACGATATGTGGTTGGAATTTGGAGTGAGAGAAGGACAAACTATAAATTGGCTGTTAGAAAAAATGCCATTGCAAGTAATACATGGCTTTGATAGTTGGGAAGGTCTTCCGGAAGAATGGAACACAGGTGCACAGGTTTGGAAAAAAGGTGAGATGAACGTTCCTATGCCAAAGTTTACTGAAAACGTAATTTTACATAAGGGTTGGTTTCAAGACACAATAGATCCATGGAAAGCAGAATACAAAAATAATATTGCATACCTGCACATAGATAGTGACCTATATAGTTCTGCCAAAACTGTGTTGACAAAACTCAATGATAGAATTGTTCCCGGTACACTTATTGTATTTGACGAACTTATTAATTTTAGACTTATGCAAAAAATGAATACTTGGACACAGCACGAATGGAAAGCATTAACCGAATGGCGAAGTGAATATAATAGAGAAGTGACTCCTGTTGCTAGGTCTTCAATGAATCAAGTTGCTTTACGTGTTATTTCTTAGATAACAAATTATTTTCTTTCACAAAGTTACACAATCGTTGACCCCAATGATGATGTCCTGTTTGATTAGGATGTCCGTCATTTGCTGACTTTACATAACCGGTCATTGCACAATATTCAAAATGACTTTGCACATAATCTTTGTTAGCAACTTGTACTTTGTGTTCTACACTTGATCTATTCTCTTGTTGCATTTTTATATTTTCTTGTACAAACTCACTACTATCAAAGTTGTAAAAATGTTTTTTATCAATAGCATCATACCATAATTTTAAATCGGGTCTTTCTTTGCCATTGACTGATTTCGTAGGAGTATCGTTTGTTAAAGCATGATACATTACATAAGGAATACCATGTAATTTGAAAAAGTTTTGTAAAGTTAAAATATGTTGGTATAGTCTTACTGCTCCATTAAGTTCATGATCAATATCCTTATCACGTGCTAACCATTCATGTTGCCATACCGACCAGGTTGCCCATTGATAAGAAAATTTAAGGAGTTCGCCTTTTATGCCACCTTTCTTTTCCTTCGGTGTAACAAAGCCAGATACATAATCCCATCTATGAGTACTACTCCACCCTATACTTACAAATGTGTCTTTCATTCTTTCAGGATTTGCTAGGAACCAATTAATTGTTGAGTTAACGATTCTGTCATTCCCTCTGCCACCTTTTGCTAAATTAATTGTTTCTTCTAATCCAAGCAGTTTTCCCAAATGCTGATGACAACTGTTAAAAACTTTTTTAGTACTAAAACTGCAACCGTTACTTAGATGTTTCATTAATTGCCTTTCTAATATGTTTCCAGCATTCGCCGTTTTCAAATTCTTCAGTATTCCATTGACACATGGCAATTTTTTTCATCCATGCTGTCCTATCACCCCTGTATGGATTTTCAACTTCTGATAATTTTTTAGAACTAACTTCGTACACCATGCTACCAGAATCACAAGCAATATTAGGTGTGCCCGAAAGTACAGCATCAATTCCTGTGCCACTGGTGTATGTTACTGTGCACCATGCTTTTGCTATATCGTTTTGTATTGGTTCATATTCTCCTGTATTAAGATTAGTACCTTTCCAGATAACATCTTTAAGTTCAGCACACTCTTCTTCTAATGCTTTGTGATTTAATTTTTTTCTATATAAAGGGTGCGGTCTAACTATAATCTTTCTGTCAGTATGTTGTCTCAGTTCTTTTATAGTATCACGTGTCCAATCAAATATATCTAATCCACGTAAACTTGCATCACCAACTTTTTGCATACACAGTACAATATGATCTCCATTATCTTTCCATTTTTGATTTACATCATACTTGTTTCGTTCAAATACTTTTTGATATCGTGTGGGATCTACGTAGTCAAATCCCCAATCTGCATCATCCCATAGGAATCCGTTAACCCCCACTCTAAATTCATCATGCTCATGAGTTGTAATAGATCTACCTATTAGTTGTGTCTCTAATTGCACATAAGGAATTCCGCTGTTTATTATTACACCCTTGCCTCTGTGTTGAGGACGTTTACGATGTATCTTATAACTTCCAAATATTACTGCGGCATCATAGTCTATGGGTTGATAACTTTTTCTTTGCACAACTTCATCGTTGGTAATGCCTTGTGCAAATGCTTGTAATTTCTTAAGGTAATATCCTGTGTTTGCTGAATCTGTGATTATGGCAACTTTCATGCACGTATTTAAATCGAGCGGAGCGAATGCGTTTTTTTACCAAATGCGTAAATTAAGAAAAAAGCGAAGCGTAAATTTGCGTAAGACGACCTATCCTTTGAAAAGTCGGTCGCCAGTTTACTTGTAAATACTTTATATGATTAACAAGCGACTGTTTAAACAATACGGTATAGACATCGAAAAAAACCTTAAACTAGAGGTCAGGTGTCCTAGGCCCTACGACACAGTTTTGATCGACAAGAACGGCAGTGTGTATGCCTGTGAATGCCAATCGTGGTTGCCACAGTCTATAGGAAACCTGCAGGTAAAATCCCTAGAGGATATGTTCGCAGGAGCAATGGCAGGTGAACTGCGAGACAGCATGGCCGACGGAACATACAGGTATTGCAACAACAAGCAGTGTGCATACCTTAAGGACACAGAGATATTGAAGAGGCGTAGTGCCTGGAACAGGGCACCGCAGGTGTTGATCAGGCACATCAGGCTGGCCATGGACGAGAGTTGCAACCTCAAATGTCCAAGTTGCAGGACCGATCAAATATTGCACACATCGGGATCTCAGTTCGAGATGCGTAAAGGATTGGTCAAAAAAGTATTGGAGTACATCAAGCACAGGATCAAGATGCCAAACAGTCTGCGTGTACACATAGGATCCGATGGTGATCCTTTCGCGAGTTTGATATACAGGTATTTCATGAAGGAGATGGCCGCATATGACTCCGACTACCTGGAATATACAATGCAGACAAATGGATTATTGGTCAAACAGTTGAGCAACAGGGTTCCTCACATATTCAAAAGAATGAGCATATTGGCTGTCAGCATAGACGGAGCAACAAAAGAAACATACGAAAAACTGAGACTGGGTGGCACCTGGGAGAAGATAAACGAGAACCTACGCCACATACAGGAACTGGCACATCACTATGACTTTGTGTTCCAGATGCACATGGTTGTACAGGCAGACAACTGGCGTGAGATGCCTGCGATGGCGGCACTGGCTAGAAGTGTTGACGCGGAAGTTCAATTCAATCCAATAGAGGATTGGCAAACTTTTGATAACTTCGAAGAGAAGAGATGCCCGGAGGAACTGGACGAATTCAAATCAGTGTGTGATGAGGTTGCGAGGCAGGATCATGTGTATGCTTGGTTCAAAACAAACACAGTGTACAGAGAGTTTGTTCAACCCGACTAATTTATATTATTTCCAAATTTGTGTAAGAAATCTTCTGCGAAAGTCTTGTGATGTTTGGGTCCGTAGTGCAGTCCGTCCTTGGCCTTGTCTATTTCGGATATCCGCTCTCTGTCCTTTTTATTGCTCTTGATACGGCTCCATTTGGGATAGCAATTCTTTAGATTTGTTTTTGTCCAACAGTTTTTTGCGTCAGCCACATAGTCTTTTGGATCATCCTGTGCAAAACAATGCCATATTTTTGCGTTGTTGTACTTGGCAAATTTTTCCGACAGGAACAGATTGCGTTGGAAATTGTGCCAATCGGTTTCGCTTGTCTCGTATTTGTAGGTGTCTACGTCACCAAAATTTTCCCTACGTGTGACACTTGGCCACATGATCAATATCAGTTTTGGGAATAGGACTTCTTCTGTTCCTTGCAATATCCTTACCACTGTGTCGCCACTTGCGCCGGGTGTGCCGAGGTTCCACCACCTGATCCTATCCGTGTTGTGCTGACTTATATGATAGACCCAGTGCTGATCTTCCTCTAGACCAACCCCGAAAGTGTGAGAACAACCAAGCACGACTGCGTTCTTTTTGCCAGCAGGCAAAGGTGAGAATTCAGCACATCTATAGCCGTGGCTGTTGACTTTGTAACCTTCGATTTTTTGCTTTGGTATTTCGTTGTCCGAGTAATTTCCAAATTGCATATGGATATTTAATTGTTGACATTTTATTCAAAAATAAATACAATTTGGTATTGGCATAGAAACAAGGACGTTAAAAATGTACAAAACCGATCTCGACAAGAAATTACTCAGACACAATATAAAACCGTGGGCAGAGAGCCAAGTGAATACTTGGAAGATGTTCGACAAACACAAAGACAAGCCAGGATATCACAAACACGGCAACGTATGGAAACACTTCGAAAAGCATGGCGTGACACGTGAAAGAATGGTTGATTGGGAAGTTCCCGAAGTTGTTGGAATAAGTTCAACTTTTGGTGTTCAGCCACAGGCACCGGACACACGACCGGAACTGAATCACATCAGAGAACTAAACATCTACTGCGACAAGGAGCCTCATGACCTAACTGTGACTAACGAAGTCATAACAAAACAAACACAAGACAGGCATCTAAATCGTGATGTGTACAATGCACTGATGGAGTTTATAGGTTGGGAAAAGATTAGATATTCTAGATTCTCACAACCGCCAGGCAAACTTACAAAGAGTCACGTGGATGTACACAGACAAATGAGCAATATGCACAATTCACATGACGACCCAATACTTTGTGGAGAGGTGCGTATAGGTGTTATCTTTTTGAACGACTGGGCATATGGTCAGGGATTTGGAATGGGAAACAGTGTTGCCCAACAATGGAAAGTTGGAGACTTCTATGAATGGCCATGGTTCTTTCCTCACCACACATTCAACAACTCAAATATGCAAAGAGATTCGTTGACTATAATTGGACGTAAGAGACTGAAGTAATGTCCAATGGATGCAACTAAACTCTACATAAGCAATTACACTTCCGTAGAAGGTGTCAGGAATAAAAATACTAATATCCTTTATCCAAGTATGCTAAATGCATTATTGGCAAATCAAAACATTAAAGACCTAGAAGTTTATTGGGATCCATGGCAGAACTGGAAACAAGGACGTGTTGTTGAAAGCATAGATCCTTTAGCAGATGAAAGGTTACAAGAATTACGTGATTCATACAAGTACATGGAACTTGCTTGGGGAGGTGGGTACGACTCTTCATATATCATAGAAGTTGCTATTCGAACAAACATACCATTTGATGCAATCACAATGTACGTGTTGGAATCTATTTCAAACACACATAAACAAAATCAAGAGTTCATACAAAATAAAGATTTATTAGATCGTTACATCAAAAAATTTCCAAAAACAAAAATTAATTTTGTAGATTATCTTGAACTAGAAAAGTATGCAATACAGGATAAGGATTTTGAACTTTGGTCAACGACTTATGGTATGTGGGATGACATATTACAATTATATGGTGACAAGATAGTAAAAGAACGAGAACAAGACAAATCTGTTTTTATTATAGGCACAGGTTACAAACAAGTGTGTTACAACAACGATCATAATATATGGAGCCTACTAGTAAACAGTTACGGACTAGCAGGTGCAACTGCCTGTAGTTTTACAGCAAACACAATGAGATTTTACGAAACTCCTTGCATGATGAATACCATTGCTCACAAACAAACCAAATACAAGAAGACTTTATCAACGCAAGAAATACAAAAATTAATGTATCCCGACTTGAAAATATTTCATCTAGGAAAAGAAGATGATTCAAGTGATTGGTGGGAACATCCAAAATTTACTTGGTTTGTTGATAATGGAAAAATAAATCCTAGACTTACCGAATACAAAGAGTTCTTGAACGTAGTAAACGAAACGGTTGGTCCTGACAATTGGAAAACAAAAGGTGAGTTTCCTTTCATACGTTGGAAAGACTGTCCGTTGTTAATTGACTTTTACAAGGAATAAAGTATAATAATAGAATGTTAGAAGCAGTATCAGTAGACTTGGTAATAATGCTATGTGGAATTTTATTTGGCCTAATAGCAGGTATGTTGCCGGGGGTTGGTAACGTTGTCACATTGATGTTATGTTATCCATTCATAACAGATTTCAGTCTATTCCAAATTGTTTTATTTTACGTGTGTCTGGCGG